GGCGGCGCGTTGCTCGCCTTCCAGGCGGTCGGCATGGGCCTTGTCGAGGAATTCACGAGCTGCTGCGGCCATCTCATTTTCAGTAAGAGGCTTTGCATCTCGCTCAGCTTTAGCTGCGGCGCGTGATTCTGCACGTTTGCGATTGGCTTCGTCGATCTGCTGTTGAGTGCGTTCGACTTTCTCTTTGGCAGCCTTCACTTTCTGCTCAGCGACCGTTGAGGTCTCCTTAGCTTTCGTTACGACTGCCTGAGTGGTTTCTTTCTCCTTCATCACCTGAGCCGTCTCGGTTGTCTCTTTGACAACATCACGAGCCTTTCGCTCGGCCCTCAGGCGACGGCCATTGGCAACCTTCAAGGTTGCTTCGCGGACCTCAACGCCTTCACGCATTACACGTAGAGCGCGTCCAATCATCGAGCGTGATCCGGCCGCAGTGACCTGCAACAAGGCGTGACGCTTTTCATGTACTACGAAGTCGAGTAAGTCTTGCGCGCTGTGTTGCCCTGACGCGATCTTTCGAGCCAGTCGATCCAGATGAGCACCACTCGCAGCCACAGTAAACTGCTGCGCACGTACACCCGCCTCAACACCTTGTAGCCTTTTCCATTGGTTGATCGCTTCATCAGCGTTGGCTCCAATCTTGTTGGCTTGTTCAAAGATGGTTTCAAGTGACACCTTTCCGGTGCCAGCTTTGCCCATCGCATCGTCGAAGACGCGGGACATTGTGTTCATCAGCGCGACTTGCGATTGAGGATCGTCAATGCGTGACCAGTTGAACTTGGAAGGATTGAACCCAAGCAGGTCCGCTACATCTTCCTTGCCAATCTTGCCAGCTTCGACATCGGCTCTGATTTGGTCGAGTTTTTCTTTAGTGATGCCGAGTTGTTCGCGAAGGGTGTCATAGGACTCAGCGTCCGACATATCCTTTAACGGAGTCTCAGGTTTCGATTGTTCAACAGCAGTCTTCGCGTCTTCCGCAATGGTTGCCGCCTTCTGCGCCGTGGCTTCCAACTGAACCACCTGAGGTGACACGGTAGGCGCTTCGGTAGCAGGCTTGGCGTCATCCACAAGGGATAACTCTTGAGTTGGTTTAGCAACGCCCGGTTCTTTGATGTCGAGCTTGAGGTCCACTGCCGGTGAATGCGGCGTGATCGTAACGACATCACCTGTCTTCGGTGAGCGGACATCTGTACCGGGTTCAACGTCATCTGCAAACTTGATTTCACGTTCAAGGTCAACAGTGACCTTATTACCTGCAACCTCTGATGCGATGTCGTCCGCTACAGCTTGACGGGCTTGCTTGCCCGCCTTGTATGCTTTCACGCCACCAACCAGCACATCAGCAAGAATGCCGAAGCCAGCGTCGGTGACCATGTTCTTTGCGCGACCCAATAACTCGGAATCATCTTCCTTCGTTTCGAGTGCAGCAGTGAGAACATTGGATAGATCGGGAACACCACCAGGAGCCTTAGAGGACTCAATGAGGTTCGCTACGTTTCCATCGTGGCCTTCAAAGGCGGTGCCTGACGCTATCGCGCTCTCGGACAATAGGCGAGCCGCAGTGACAGACTTGCTCGTACCTTGAAGTATCTCAGCGGCTTTGAAGAACTTCTTCGTGCCCATGAGGCCGGTGACGAATTGCGTAACGCCTTCAGTGAGTGCGCCAGTCTTCGTCTCAGGAGCGCCGATGAAGTCCGCAGCAGCTCGCGAAGGAGCCGTAAGAACAGTCGGCTTGCCTGAGCCTGAGCTGATAGCAACGCCATCGCTGGTGCCTGCCTTGAACTCCTCAGGCGACTGAGTGAATACCTTCACGCCGTCGCTGGAGATGTTGATTCCAAAGTTGCCGGTGTGTTCCAACACCTTGTCAGCCAGAGCAGCTACGCCGTCGATTGACGCGGTGACCGCGCGCATAGGACCGCGCACTGCACTTGCCGCGACATCTGAGAACCACCCACGTGTTCGAGGGTGATCTAACACTTCGCCACCCAGCTCAAGCTCCTCTTGGAAGTGCTTTACTTCCTGTGCTCTTGATTTAACTGCTTCCTCTGCCTTTTGAAATTCAGCTTCAAGAGCGTCCATCGTTTACCTCTATTGGAGAGCCTTTACCGCTACAGCGGCCTGCTCACGTGTGATTTCGCCATTATTCAATGCGTCCCGAAGTTTCGAGACTGAACCAGCGCCTGAATATTTTGTTTTGAACGAGCCAGCGTCCATCTGATTGGAAGTTAACGCAGTAACGTCATCCTTCACTGTGGAAGGCTTGCGTGACTTGTCAGTCTCACGTTTCTTATCGAAGACTTGCTGAGCAGCTTCGTTGGCCTTCTCGGGGTCTTGCGTCTCGACGAACGTAAGGTCGAACGCCTTCATGCCTTCAGCGTATAGCTGCTTGTCGGATGACGTGGCTAAGGTGTCGGGCTTGAACTGATTGTCGAGTGCGTCGCGATAGGCTTTGGCTTTCGGCTTTGTCTCGATACTTCGCGATGCGTTGAGTGCAGTTAGTGCATCATCCATTGCGCCTGCCACCGCAGCTTGACGCTGAGGGCCAGGAGGAAACAGTCGCGAAGCGTTCTGCATGATGTAACCAGCATTGGCGTACACACTGGGATTCTCGCGAAGATTCACGCGCCATTGAATGTATGCGTCAGGGTTGTATGCCTGTTCACGTGCATCGTCGCGTTTGTTAGTGATGAAGTTATCGAGAGCGGTGTAGTCGGAACGATCAAGACCGCCCAGGTTTGCGAGGTTGTCGAGTTCTTTCTTAGCACCCGCCAAGTCACCATTGGCAGCAAGCTGAGCGATCTTCACTTGACCGGCTTCAGTAGCCTTGGCCACATGAGCTTTCGCATCAGCGTTCGCTTGACGTTCGGCCGCTTCGGCGAAGGCTCGATACTGATTGATCTGATTGGCCAGCTTTGGAGTGCTGCGCGGTCCTGGAGTGCCGTCTTCCCATTTCTCAGGGATCATGGCGTCCAGTAGTTTTGGCTGACCACGCTCAACAGCAATGGTGCCAATGAGATTCATGTAGTTCTCAGCGGCTTCACCCTTAGAGAACATTGGGAGCAACTGTGCCTTCAACTCATCAGGATTGATCGGCTGATTCTTGTTTACTGAATCGCGAATCAATGTACCCACTGCGGCGACTTGATCATTCTTAACGGCAGTCGAAAGGTTTTCTTGCTGTTCCTTAATGAGCTGCTGACGGAATGCCGCCATGCGTGGCACAAGGACTTCAGCTTGGTGTTTGTCTACGTGACCGTAGCGCTCGGTAAGGAACTCATCGAGATGCTGAGAGAGTTCTTGAGGAGTACCTTTGGTCTTGTCGAAGTTCTGATCGTACCAAGTGCGAAACTCGCCTTCGGTCTGAACGAACGCAGCGGCCGTCTGTGTTTGTACAGCAGCCTTCTCGTATGCCTGCGAGCGCTTCATCTTCGCTTGGTCAATGTTGTTGACCTGGGCATCAGCAGCGCCTTGCAAAGCGTTCGCGTCTTCAACCTTGTTGAATACCGTCTGTGCGGCGGGAGCCAGGATGCCGAGCGCGCGCTGTAGATCAGCGGCCTTTTGATCGACACCGCTTGCTTGAGGAACGCGAATGCCAGACTGGAAGTTATCTGGCGACGGTCCATAGCTCACGCCGGAACGTCCGCCGTTCGATGATCGTGCCATTTGAATTCCTACTTGGTTGATTTAGCGCCGAGCTGTAAGCCGGTGTCAGACTTCCTACCAAAGGAAGCGTTGTTGGCGTATGCGCCCACTAATGAGGTGCCGATGGCTACCCCATAGTTTTGCTTAGAGAGACCCGACAGTTGCGCATTGGTACTGCGCGTAGCGAGGTTCTGAATCTTGCCGAGGTTCTGGTCCTCGTTAAAGAATGATTGATTGAGTGCGTCTTCAAAGCTTGCGCCTTGTACGCCGGACTCTGCGGCGGCGGCACGAATGCGTGCTCGCTCTTGTCTTGCTTGACGGGCTACTTGATCTGACTCATCAGACGCCTGCGCATTGACCTGCTCCTGGATGACAGCAGTTTGTTTCTTGACGTTCTGATTGTTTTGGTAGACCGAGCCTGCGGCCGTCACCGCTGCAATGAGGTATGGAACCCATACGTAACACATGGCTATGGTCTCATCATTGAAAATTGAAGGAAGGGAAGTTTGCCGACACCGAACTCATGTCGATAATCAGCAATCTGGAATCCGCACCACTTGATCCATTCAATGGATAAGCGGTTGCGCACATCAACGAAGTTCAAAAGGATTTCGTAGTCCTCAAGGAACTCCTTGACGTATCTAAGTGAGGTCTTAAGGCAGAAGATGCGATTGTTAACCACATCATCGGTTGCCAGTAACCAAGGAACGCCGACTCCAGGATGACCCGCGAGTGGCGCTACGCCGAACAGGACGAAAGGCGTACCGTCGTCCGTCAACATTGCATACGTGCGATTTGAATCCGTCACTGACATCATCAGTGCAGGGAGTGGGTACATGCCCACTGAAGCCATTACTTCATCCCTATCGGACTGCCTCATGTGGCACGCAACGTGCTCTATATGTTTTCTTGTTGGACGGACGACGGAACCCATTAGCGTACCTTTGCTCGGTTGAAGTAGAACAATTCCACTTCAGCTTTCTGGATAGTGGATTGGACGTGAGAGTCGTTGATGATTGACACCTTGGCGGTATCAGCAGGGCCATACACTTGGAACGTGTAAGCACCGGATGAGAACACTGGCTTACCGATGATCACATTGGTTTGACCTGTGACCTTGCCGGTGAAGTCAGCGAGCCTACCAACATCCACTGCAACGTCATCCACGTTTGAGCCATCACCGTATGAATCAATGACGGTTCGGAAGAACGCGCTCTTGACGTAGTACAGAGTGAAGCTCCGCACCTGAGTGCGGCCTGTGTTGATTGCAGTGCCTTGGCTGTCAGTTACGAACTGCTCACTGAAGGTGTACTTCATCGTGTAGCTGTGACCGCCATAGACGATGCCAGCCGAGTGATCGCCGGTAACCTTAACGACCCTTGCTTCAGGGAACGTGTAGCTGCCTACATCAATCAGCGCGCCTTCTGAGTCGGTGAACTCATGACCATGCACGAGTCGCACAAGGCTGTGGTCAACTGCGTAGGGAAACACGAACTCTGTCTTGTCTTCACCGGGCAGATAAGTCCCTTGGATAGCAGCTCTGCGATCAAGGAAGACTTCAAAGGGCGAACCATCAGGAGTTGAGTTAGGTTGCAGGGAGATTCGTTCGATTGATACATCTGTGGGTCTCTTAACGAGGAGGTAGAGGTACTTGTCCATTACCTCGCCATCAAGGGTCACAGCGGCGTCGTCAAGCGACCAGTAACCCCAAGCTGATTGAGCCTTGGTGTCACCCTGCCAATAGAACTTGTAGTTGTATATGCGATTTCGCGCGGTGCCGGTGAGGAGAAACAGTGAGTCGTAGTTGGAACTCGGAATCATGCGAGTGACTGGACCAAGCACATAGCTCGGAACATGCTTCGTCACATCAGATGCGTCCTTGCTCACGTTGTCTGGAGATACAAAATATTCCCACACGACGGAGTATTGACCGGCTTCAGATGCGAAGTACAAGTCCGTGCCCAGGGCAGCAGGCTTGGCTTCAGTTGAGCATGTGTACTCGGTAGCGACATCAGCCGACACGCTGACACTTGATGTTATCTTGTCGGATGACCCAAGGTAGAACTGAGTCTGATCAGAGAACAGCATTACGCCACCACTAAACGGCACGGCGAAGTTAAGCACCGACACCTTATTGGTGGACGGGCTAATGTCGATCACCTGATCCGCGAGGATGTCAGTGATGGTGAGCCGATAGAAATTACCGAAGTCACCTGTGTTCGATTCAATCACGTTCTCATCAGACACAAAGCTCAAGCGGTTCTTGTTGAAGAACACGTCGTTGATCTTCCTGCCAACGAAGGTTGGATTCTTGTTTGAATCCTCATCACCTACGTGACGCGGTGCCCAGGAGAACGGACCAAAGCTAAACGTATCGTCGCCCATGTTGACCAACGCGTGAGGCATCGTTGTGGCGTCGATAAGGTTCCGCAGGCCAGGAAGTACAGTCTCTTGGAATGCTCCGCCCGTATAGCGAACGTAGTAGCCGGTGAACTTGCCGCCTTGTCCCGAGCCGACTTTCCAAACGTCGCCTTCATGAGGGTTAGTGACATCCTTGGCGAGCTGATCGAGTGACGTGCTGTTGCCTCGGAAGGTACTGCCAGCGGGATTCGTTGTGTACTGACGTTGAGCAGCAATGCCAGACTCACCGCCGATAGCGGAACGATTCAACCACCAATACGTCGCGGGCTGTGCAATGAGGTCGTCACCGACTTCCTTCATGGCCACAGTCTTCGACTTGTTAACGATGAATGTGTAGTCAGCCACGCTCACACAGGCAAAGCCATTACGTGGGGTTTCGTTCGCGAGGTATGCCTTACCACTCGGAAAGGACACGAACTTCTCTGCGCCCGTCATATCGAATACTTTAAGGTCACCATCAGTGATCACTACGGTGAACCTATTGAGCACATCACGATTCAGAATGTGAATCTTAGCGTCATCAGGAATATCGGAGTCGATCACCGCAACGTGTTCGGTAGGAGGTCTTTTCGAGAACCCATCGAGCACTGAGAATGAGCAGTTGATTGCTTCCTCGCATTGCGAAGGAAGGCGCAGCGTTGCAGGCTGCTGTGACACACCATTGAACAGCGACGGAAGCTGCTTGACGAATAACGTCATTAAGACCTCCGGCGACGATGATAGATAATGTTGGTGCGAGCGCCTGACGCCAGGATGTTCGTGTCCTTGTTGCGGAGCTGAGCCGCTTGAAGGGGAGCGTGCATCTCTGATTCGAGCTGCGAGTCGTAGCGGTACAGAATGTCCGAGCCGACTTGTTGTGATTGGAAGATGCGCGCAGCACGCGTAGCGATGTAGTTACGAGCGACTTGCGGCAAATCAGTCCACGGAAGGAACGTGATGATGCCGAACTTCAAATCGGTGCGGGCCACAGTGAATGTGTGATTCGCCATGTCGTATAGCTTCTCGCCACGCTGGACGAGTTCGATGTTCTGGTCTTCGCAGTCGATGTCCAGTATGGATTGATCGACCATGATGTAACCTGTGTCAGCATCAGGATAGAGAGGCACACCGCGTTCGCGATTGAACCACCATCCGCGTGTTTGAACTTCGCGTGAGGTGTTGTGAAGTTGCAGGCGTGCGAACGCCACGTCCTTGATAGGGTTTACTTCAAGAGTGTTGACGGGAGACTGGCCAATACTCAGAAGCATCGCATTGACTGCATCCAGTTCGGTCACTGGGGAAAGCAGTAGATCGGGCAAGGGCATTGGTAAGTGTCCTGTGAGAGTTACAAAAAAAAAACCCCTCACGGATTTCTCCATGAGGGGTTCGTTGATAATCGCTTAGGCGATCTTCAGTTCAATTGCGCACTTGGTACGCAGGGTGCCGTGACCCACAGCCATCTTGGCCAGCATCAAGGTGCCTTGGCGACGGGTGTCCCAAGCTTCCTCGAATTCCAGACCAGCGAGCTGCAAGGTGCCAGCAGCCGCTTCAATCCACACAACACCCAAGGTGTTAGTGAAGTTGGCGCGGTACTTGGCAGGGATGTTGGAGTTCGCGGAATCGTTCACGCCCCAAGGGAACGCATTCGACTTCACGATGTTCACACCGGCCATAGTCGTGAGCACCAACTGACGGCTAGAGCCTTCGCCCTGGTAGTCCTTGTTGATGTTCTTCTCATCGGCAGCCAGCAGATACCACTGTGCAGGCTTCAAGGCTGCATAGATCGGATAGTCTTCTACCGGCACATCCTTTTCTTCCATCGCCTGCGTCGCGTCAGCGAAGCCGTCGATCAAAGTAGCGGCAGTAGTAGCAAAGCCAGCAGCGGTCAGAGCGCCGCCACCTTGGTCACCAGTGAACAAGGCAGCACCGCGTGAAGCGAGCACCAAGTTACGTGCTACGTTCTTATCGTAGAACAATGCCAATGCGTCGCCCAACTCTTTCGAGTAAGGAGCGCGGAAGTCATAGCTTGCCTTCAGCTCGTCGATCTTCGCGACGAACACGTCCGAGATGAGCATGTCGTCCAGCGTGATCACCACATCAGAGTGCGGGATGGTCTGGCCGGTGATTTCAGTACCAGGGGTGTGGTAGCGAGCGTTTGCCTTGAAGGTGGCAGGGAACGATGCACTTTGACCGTGGTCGATGCCACGAGTGCGATGCTTGTCCTTCAGCTTAACCTTCGTCTCGAAGGCAGTGAGGATTTCGCTTTGGAACACTTTCTCAAAGAGTTCGTTTGAATCGGAGCCGCCCTGTCGTAAACCAAGGCGGCTAGGTGATGCGTCAGCCATTGCGGTTGACTCCTATTTGTTATTTGTTGAACACACGTTGCATGTGCCCATTCGTAACTACTTGCGAACTTTCGGTCGAAGTTGTCACCCCTCAGGGCGGCTTCTCGTACTCATTAGGTTCGTCTTGAATAAGGCGTAAAGCTCACGTCGCTTCGATAGAAACGTGAGCAAGAGAAAAAGGTGACGTGTCCACATTGCATGGACACGCCGTTCGACCACACGTGAGGAGAGACCGTGTGATGGAATTAGTTGAGAGGATGTTGCAGGTAGAGGAAGGTTGCGCCATCGTGCTGTAGCACTTTGTATGGCTTGAAGTTGCATGAGATGAGCGAACGCATGGATGCGAAGTTACCGGCCCACACGTATGTGTAGACGCTGGCAAAGCCGTGTTTCTTAGCGTATCGCTTACGAACGTTAATGAGCCGCTTCTGGA